GGAAATCGAAAGAGCGGATGGGAATGGGAGATTAAACTTGGTCCAAAAAAGGGAATGAAGGAGATTCGGCTTTACTCAAAACGCTGGTTTGCCAAGGCAAAATCAGGCGCAAGGGCTGAATGCTACCACGTCGCAACAGAGCCTTTGCAGCACATCCTTCAACGTCTAATTAACGGCGAGGGCGCTGAATGGCTGGCGTATGACGACGCACCGCCGACCTACCAGAAGCACCTCAACGGCGAACGGTTAGTCACAACCGCAGACGCACGAGGCCGAGAAGTGAAAAAATGGGACCGATTCGGAGCTAACCACGGGCGAGATTGCGAACTTTACGCGCTAGCCTCCGCGCTCATGTTCAAGGTATTCACGTTTGAGTCTGCGGATTCCTAACGGGCTAACAAAACAAAGGCTTGCACTTCTCTAGCAGGATGTTAGGGATTCGGCATGTCGCCATTCGCCCAAGCCCGAGCAATCTTTAAAGCGGTTAGTGGAAATCCCGCCGCGATTAAGGTGCAAAAGGATGCCTTTCTCGCTCTAACCGCTTTAATTACAAGCGGAAATGGCGGAATGCAAATCACGAATAGCCAGGTGAACGGGCAAGGATTCACGGCTTCTCACTCATCGACTCCGCAGGAACGTCTCAACGTGTTGTCAATTTTGATGACCATGATTGAGAACGACACCGCAGGATCTAAAACCGTAGTTGGGAGGTTCCTTTGAGTCAAATTGTCGATGAGTTTGGACGCCCAGCATTCTTGGCGCGAGGAGCTAACCGGAAAGCTGCAAGGTCCGCGAATCTTGGAGGCGGCGAGCGTCCATCGGAAACGCGCAATTTCCGCGATCTTGGAAAGGTTGTGCCAAAAGCTGACAGGCAAATGCTTGTTTCGGCATCCAAGACTCTCTATCTAAATTCCCCGCCGCTGATTTCAGCGATTGACCAAAAAGGGATGTATTCCGTGGGCAATTCCTACCTCCCGGTTTATCGCGGAATGGATACCGAGTGGGGCCGCATCGCCAAAAACTGGCTTGAAAACGAGTGGTATGAAATCTGCAACATTGCAGGCGGAAACAATGATTTTGTAACCGACCTCTACATTGACTCCGTGGCAATGGATAGAGATGGTGAGGTTTTCGAGTATTTCACAAGCACCCGCGATGGATACCCGCAGATCCAAATTATCCCATCCCACCGGATAGATGCTGGAGGAATGCCAGACGGCAGAATCTCAGTTGGCAGATATTCTGGAAGCCAATTTTACCACGAGGATGGCATTGTTTACTGGGCTGATACCGGCAAACCCGTGGCTTATTCTTTTGTCGATGCCGAAGGCGTCCATGAGAAATTCATCGACGCAGCATTTATCAAGCACACGTTTGACAAGGCATGGCCGGAACAAAAGCGCGGTTTACCGTTATTTTACGCCACCCTCAATAATCTGAGAGACGTTTTGCAGAGCGAGGAATGGGAGCGGATGAACCTACTTTCCATGTCGTCTTTGAATTATACGATCCACAACGAAAGCGGTGGACCAGATGTTGACGAACCGGATTACGTTCCGCCTAGCGAATGCGGAGAATTGGCAATCAAGACGTTAGACGGCGGACGCATTATGTATGCGAAAGCTGGCGCTGGCGAAAAGTTGGAGCAGCATCAAAACTTCCGCCCCGGCAATCCATGGCACGAATTCACCGAAATGCAGATGCGTCTTGCGTTCCAGCAGATCAACTGGCCGATGGCTATGAGCTGGAAGGGTAACGGCTCAGGTGGAGGCACGGCAGAGCGTAATGCTATCGGCATGGCAGTCCGCGCCGTCAAAGACCGCCAGTCGATTCTTGATAAAATTGCCAAGTGGAGGATCACCCGCGCTCTTGCGTGGGCAATGTCTAGCGGACGAATCCCGCAAAGCTCCGATTGGTATGCATGGGGATTCACTAAGCCTCCATCGCTAACGATTGACGACGGCAGAAGCTCAAAGGAAAAGATCGAGAAGCTCAAGATGGGTATCCTCAACCAAACTGATTTGATCGGAGAGGAAGGAAAATCCCTAGCGGAACACCTCAACGAGCGCGGCGAAGAAATCGCAATGCGTGAATTGAAACGCCGTGAGATGGAATCCAAGTATCAAATCAAGATTGACCCTCGCTATTTTATGATGCTCACACCTAACGAGCAGCCTCCAAAAGAGGAGGTTGAAACAATTGAAACCGTAGAACCTGACGATGATGACTCACCTGAAAATTGAAAACAGATCCGGCAAAGTGAAGCTTGATTCCACCGTGACCGAGAGTTCGATGGACTCTCTAATCGACAAACTTGCAACGCTTTACGGCGACGATGCGGTTAGAAATGAGCTAAAAATCGGAGACTTTACGGCAATCGCTGAAGAATCGCTAGAATCCGTCGAGATCACAATCAACTCCCCAGGCGGAAGCGTAAAACAAGGCTACCGGGCTTATAAAACCATCCTCGCAATGCGTGAGCGTGGGGTGAAGGTTACGGCTCTAATCGTGGGCCAAGCAGCGTCCATGGGCAGCGTTATTGCCATGGCAGCGGACGAGATCAAGATGGACGCTAAGGCAAAAATGATGATTCATGACGTTTCCCTCATGGCTTACGGCAATTCCGATGAGATGCGGAAAAACGCTGACATGCTCGACGAAGTTTCTAACGAGCTTGCCAAACTTTACAGCGCAAAGGTGGGCAAATCTCCAGAATTTGTGCGTGAGCTAATGAAGGCTGAAACTTGGATGGACGCCACGGAAGCAGTGGAAAAAGGTTTTGCTGATTCTATTTTTGATGCAAACGATGGAAAAGAGCAAACTTCGTTAGACAAATTGCTTGCAATGTCGCAAGAAACCGTTAGGGATTCGGACATGTCCATTCTTGATAGACTAACATCCCCGTCGGATGCTGAGGCAAAGTCTCGCATCGAAGCTCTCGAAAACCAGATTTCCGCGCACGATTTGGAGATTTCCGAATTCAAATCTAAACTTGAAACCGCTGAAGCCGCTTTGCAAGAAGCGTCTAACTTAGCAGTTGAGAATCGCGAATTGAAAGCTAAAGCCGACAAGATCCCAACTCTTGAGGCTAAAATCACCGAACTTGAAGCATCCAACGAAATCACCGAATCCAAGATTTCCGAAGCTGCTGCCAAACTACTTGCCGCTAACGGTCACAACGAACCACTCAACCTGAGTGAAAAAGTTGTCGAGTCAAAAGCAAAACCTGAACTTTTCGGCCTCGCTCGACTTATCGAAGCTGCCAAAACCAAATCTAACTAACCTAATTTATGCCACAAGCAAATCTACTAGACATCGCCAAGATCAACGGCACTGACACAGTTGTCGGTTTGATCGAGGAAAACCAAACCGTCGCACCTGATGTGATGGCATTTCCAGCCCGCACGATTCGCGGAACGTCATATAAAATCGGCGTCCGCAAATCCTATCCAGGCGTTGGATTCCGTAACGCTAACGGAGGCACGACTTACACAAAGTCTGTTTTTGAAAATCGCCTAATCGAAACCTTCATCCTCTCGGGCAATGTCCGCGCAGACGTTGCAGTTGCAGGCGCTTACGAAGATGGTCCCGAGGCATGGAAACTTATCGAAGCATCCGGCGTGATGGCTCAATCCATGATTGAACTTGGATCGCAAATTTATTACGGCACTGGCACGGATTCCAAAGGATTCCCAGGCTTGCAAGAGATTCACGCTGCGTATTCCGCAACGCTCACCGAACCTCTCACCGTTGACGCTCTCGGCACATCCGCCGGAACCGGATCTTCGGTTTACGGCGTGAAATTCGGACCGCAAGATTGCCAGTTAATCTTCGGCACGGGCAACGCTTTTGAGCTTGGCGATTGGTTCAACCAAATGGTCAATGACGGCACTGCCGGTCAAGACTACCTCGCGCATGTCGCATCCCTCAACGCATGGGTGGGCTTGCAAGTTGGATCAGTGTATTCAGTTGGCCGCATCCGCGACCTAACCGAAGATACCGGCAAAGGCTTGACCATGGCTCTTATTGCTCAACTTCTGAGCAAATATCCTATCGGAAAACGCCCTGACGCGCTATTCATGAACCGCCGCTCCGCTTACCAGTTGCAAATTAGCGTTTCGGCTACCAGCAACACCAGCGGGACAGCATCGAACACTCCAATCGGAGAAGTTCCAACATCCGCTTTCGGAATCCCGATCATCGTCACCGATTCGATCATCAACACCGAAGCCCTCAGCTAAATCCTAACGGCTCAATGAATAAAAATTACATCTATCATTCACCGGACGGCGACCGCATCGTCTTTCTGATGAGCAAAAACGAAAACGGCACTGTTGATCTAGCGAAAGCTGACGGCAGTCTCTCAATCGGAAATTGCACAATCGGAAAGGCAATCGGTCAATGTTCCGAAGTATTAGGCGACATCATCGACATCGAGGTTGAAACCTCGGAAGAAGCTGAAATCCCCGAACTTACCAAGGATCAACTGAAGGAATTGCTAGACGAGGCGGGCGTTGTTTATGATGCCCGCCTTGGTAAAGAGAAACTCAAAGAGCTACTTGAATCCATCAACTAACCTAAAATTATGGCTAACGAATTTGCACGAAACATCCAGGACACTGACCTGACCATCACCCGCGCCCTCCCAACCGCAGACGGCACTGTCACAAGCGCCGACTTCGACCTCGGGGCCGATATCTACAAGGGCGAAAACTTTGAGTTGGAGGTTACTATTCCTTCGCTCACATCAACGCTTTTGCCATCCGCTGACACGCTGACCATGACCGTCCAAGGCGGTGCGGCTGTCACGCCAACAACTAGCTTGAACCTCGTCCAGATCACCACTGGCACAGGCTCGACTGTTGCAGAGCAAAAGATCCGCTTCCGGCTTCCTTCCAACTGCCCGCGCTACGTCAACGTGAAATTCGTTGCCGCTGGCGGAACTGGGAACATGTCGGGAGTGTCTGCCACTGCCAAGCTGTTGTTCTAACCGTTCGTTGTGTGTGTTGTGTCGCGGACGGTGGGGAAACCTGCCGTCCGTTTCTCTTTTAACTTATGAGCCTACTTACTGAATTTGCAAAATCCGCGTTCGCCATCGCTGGCGACATCATCGGCAGGGAATCGCTGAACATTGGCAACGGGCCGGCTATCGGCGGCGTGATGAATGAAGCCACGTTTTCCCGCGAATATGAATCTGGCGGATTCGAGCAATCGTCCGCGGTGGATTTCGTGACCGG